ACCTTGTGCTCCGCCTTCTAGGTTCTCTACCTTCGCGTCTTTTGGTAGTCCACCCCAGACTTTGTTAGCGCCCTTTTCAAGTTGAGAAGCCTTAGCGCCGATGATGACGGTGACTGGCGCCGCATGGTAATTAACGATGTCAGCCACATCTGTAGCAGTCTCGTTATAAACGCGGTTAATATTAATAATGTCATTGCAATCAGAAAGACCCCAAGGGCTACCACTGATACGAACATTTGAAATATGAACAACTGGAATAGTACCAAGGGGGTTAGGACGCGAATCAATAAGTTCATCATTAATGTATTCCTCAATAATATCTTCAGTTAAAATTTCTGTATATGTAAATACTTGTCTTGTTCCCTCAAGCGAAGTACCCCAGAAACGATACTTAAGCTTGAAGCGAATAAGACGCTCGCGATCATGAGGATGAAACTCAGGAAAGCAGAAAGAGGAATTAAGAGGAAGGATACGAACACGGCCAGAATGGTTGCGACCCGAAGGGTCTGTATACGGTTCTTCATATGCCACCTTAACAAAACAGTCACCAGAAACAGATCCTTGTTGACCAATTTCCCATAAAAGTGTTGCTTTATTGTTATCAACTTCCCATACGCGTTCAAGTAAATCTGGGACTATTGCTTCCGTTTCTTTTGGTGAACGAAAAGTAACACCCTTTCCAAAAGTAAAATTAATTACAAAGTCTGTAAATGCTCTGTAGTAATTAAGCATCATTTGCGTTTCGCCAGTTTGACGGCGATAAGAATAATGATGACCCAAGTACATTGCCCAGTTAAGGGAATATCTATTTAAACGAGGACCGTGTACTTCAAATTCTTCATCCGCAAGTTCAACTAAGCCAAGCGGTGATATGGATATGGTTAGGTCGCTTGAAGCCGCCCTATAGGACGGAGGACTAAAATCAATCGAGCTCACTAAACCACCTTTTAAAAAATATTAAGCAAAGGCTAGCACACTTTAGACTTTATTTTCTAAAGCCTTCTCCAGCAACCAAACCTTTACCAACTCGCTTGGTTACCTTCTTTTTCTGTGCTTCTTCTTTTTTCTTCTGCGCTTCTGTTGCGTAATCTCTAAAACGAGGATCTACTTCTTTTTCCGAACCAACAAACTTTCCACCAAGTTGTAAATATTTAGCATGTACCCAGTGAGCCGCTGCTGGAGACGGATATTTTGCAAATTTTGTTTTAGCTTGGGTTGTAATCATGTTATAAAGTTTTGGATTTGCGGCTACCTGTCTAGGGCCTTTTTTTACTTCTTGACCTCTAATTAATGCCATAGATAATCCTTAAAGTAATAAGATCCCAGCCCCCGCAAGTTTATAAAACTAAACGGGGGTTGTGGGAAATTAATTAGTCGCGTACTACTGCTGGGTTTCCAGCTTTTTGGTTACCACCACTGAGGAATTTTTCCTCAAAGCGGTTATCGCCATGATCCGCAAAACCACCTGCTGAAAATTCAGAAAGGTGAGATGGTGCTTCTACCCAAGCTGCTGAACCAACATGTGCACGTTCGCGCATTGTTTCTTCAGCTGTCTTTGTGAAGACGTTAGCGTTGCGGTTTGGGCGACCTGCTGCTGGCATGTAACCTTGAATAGCTCCTGTTGAGAATTCATTTGGAATGTCTGTATCTGTTGCAAGACCTTCTTCAAAACGAAGTGGGCCGCGTTGGCCTGGTGTTGCTGATGCCATTTTACGGTCATACATTGTTCCTGTTTTTTCAGGAAATTTTGGATCTGGTGCAATTGCCATTATTAAACTCCTATATATAGGTTGAGGACCTCAGTAAAAGTGTGCTACTTCTTAGGCCTAAAATCTGCCTAAACTATCTAGAAAAAAATGGAGAGGACGAAACTTCTACCTGCGGCAGTGTTAGATCTAGAGTTAATGATACTGCAATTGCTAAAGAATCCGCATAGTCATCGTGGGCATGGGCTTCATCTGGGGCATGGGCAAGAAAGTTAGGGCCTTGAAATTTAGTTTCTAGGTCGCTCATTTGTTGGTAAAAACGTTTCCATGTCCTAAGTCTTCTTGTCTTAGCGTGGGCCGGCCAACCAATCATCTTTCTATCAATTAAAGCTTTAAGGTGTTTCCAACGCTTTGATTGTTCAGGTTGGCTACTGCCAATAGCAAAAACTTCTGATCTAGGAAGTAATAACTTTAATCTTTGAGCTACGGCATCACCAACGCCATTGGCATCTACCCCAACGTACATAACATCATAATTAGATAAGAAATTTGTAATCATAAAATATTGCTCTTCCCAGTCATCCCCTTGAATTTCCATCCAATTAAGAATGCGGTGGTCGTAATAACCAAACTCATCTGGTCTATCCCAGTCAACCCAGACAACTGTAACAACCGTTGAGTCTAATTTACGAGCTGGGTCAATACCCACCACTACGGGAGTTCTGTGCCACGCTTTAACAATTTCTTGTGATGTGTCACCTAGTTCATCAAGAACGTTAGAAGTAACAAACATACCGCGCTCAAGTAACCATTTACATGAATACGACATTTGAAACTCATCGGAGTCTTCTCCAATACGCAGCATCTCTCGTTTCATAAACTTAGCATAGTTTGTGTTGACTTTAGCTACATCGCGCCAGTCCCATTGAAAATGATTTTGTCTAGAACTTCTACCGGTCTGCCGACGTTTATTTAATTGAATAGCCCTATAAAAATTATTCTTACGATTAGTTGGTGTTCCAGTTTTAACCATTGTTCCAGAGTAATAAGCAAGCATAGGTGTAATTGATTTAGTTACAACAAAGTCATCTGCTTCTTGACATTCGTCAATAACAATAAGATGAAATGATTTAGATTCAATCTTAGCTCTAGGATTAGCTGTCATCATCATTAAAGATGAGCCTGAGTTTTTAAGTTTAATTTGACGCGTAACACCCGGTACTTTACCTAGGCTGTCATCAATTTCTGGATCACCTAAAATTTCAAGAGCGCGTTCAGAAGTAAGACGGTTTACTGTGCGACCAAATAATGTTTCCACCTGACCCTCAACTGGGGCAAACATTCCTATCCAAATTCCTTTTTCAAATTTACCCAATAGGTCTGGGTACATCTTTGCTAGGCGTGGAAGTAAAACCATAAGTGTTGCTACAGTATTTGCAATAGTTTCTGATTTACCTGACTGACGAGCAGCAAGTGCTGTAATTTCCTCACCGTCATTAATAATGACAGATTCAATAATTCTTCGAGCTAAAGGTAGTTGATAAGGGTGTAATGAATGACCAACTAAGGTATCCATAAACTGAATGCATCGATCAATTATTTTAGTTACAAACTCTTTAGAGAGTTCATCAAGTTCTTCTTCTTGTTCTTCGGGAAGGGCTTCTTGATCCTCTTCTTCAGGATAGAACTCGTCCTCTTCTTCAAATTCAATATTGCTCATAACATCCCAAGTCTAGTAAAAAACAAAAAGCCTAAGCGCTTAAACGCTAGGCTTTTCGTTGCCACAATACGGAAAAGAGAAGAGAATGAGGCGTAATAAGTTTAGCACAAATCGGTCAAATAGTATTTCTGCGATGCAACTCTTCAACCACTGCATGTAGAGCTTCCGCGCCAGTTCTTGATTCTTCTAAGTAAAGCTTGTCTCTGTTTTTTGAATAATAAGAAAGACAACGGCCTAATTCAAAAAGCGCCTGTTCTGCCCAAATTTCTAATTCAGCTGTTGGGATCTTAGATACTCTTTTAGATACCTTTTCAGAAAATGGCTTTTCCCATTTAGTTTCTTTATTAAAAAGTTTCATCATATGCACCGTCCTTGGGGGTCCACGCCGTCCTACCCCTCATCGCTTCTTGTAGTAGTACGTCAATCCTATCGTTATCATCGTGGTCTATTTTTGGATTATTGTAAAAAAGACCTAGGTAATAACCTGGTTCAGTAAAAGGAATTCTGGCAACTAGGCACTTACCTTTTCGGTAAGGGTACTCTGTTTCTTGGGTTGTGCCAATTTCTAAAACTGGTAGAGCTTTTTTATGCCAGTACCTAAGTTTTCCAACGTATAGTGATCCAAATGATTTCATTATGAGTTGAATAATACCCTAACATTTTCTGGAAGGTCGCTTGGGTTCATATAGTAATACGAGGCATTGTCTATTCCAGAATGCCTTAAATACCGCCCAGTTGAATTACTTGCTTTTAGTTGAACCCACATTGTTAATGGGATATCTGGATAGGCGCACCAAGCCCCATTATTTTCTGCCCCAACAGGTCCGCGAAACTTAACAACAAGTGTTTGGTCTTCTCTGCTGTAACCAATTTTCATAGCTCTTGGTCTACTAGGGTTTATTGTTGGGGCGGTTTTTATCGTGTACCCCCGGTTAACCGATCTTCTATCTTTTACTTCTTTAGATTCTTTTGGGTCAATAACTTCCCAAATTTCACTAAAGTTTTGTATGGTTTCAGATCCGGATACCCCTAATTTTTCCGCACCAGCTACGGAAAGATTAAGTCGTTTATTTTGTTCTTCAATGCGCTGACTATTAGATTTTTTTAAAGACTCCAATTGACGTCTATTGTTATACGGGGTACCCATTATTTACCGCACTTATGCCCATCTTTTTCTGTTTCTAAAACTCTAGTTTGGCAAAGTGCGCAGCGCAAATACCTTGGCGGTTTAAATTCATTTTGAGCAGTAGATCCGGGTAAAAAATCTTCTTTTGATTGCGTTACAACAATTTCTGGTTCATCAAAAAGTTCTGATGGAAAAGGACCTTGTGGAGATAAAATTTTATCTGGCACTGGGTGTGGTTGAAGAGTCTGTATTCGTTCTACGCGCATTGCGTAAACGGACTCATCAAACATTGTCGTCTTCGGACTCCTCAGTAATTTTTTCTTCTACAATTTCTTCTTTTACTTCTTTCTTAGAAATTGGTTCAACTAAAGGAAAGTGACCAGCCGCCGCTCTATTTGTCATCCAACTTGGTAAACATAGGTTGCAATAATTAACCGGATTTACGC